AGGTCGAGTTGCAGCAGAGATTGATAAAGCTAAGATAGCTTATAAAGCTGCTTATGAGTCTGGTGATCCAGATGCTTTAGTTGATGCTCAAGAAAAATTATCTGCGTTACAGGCAGAAAAATTAAAATATGAGTCTTTTAAGCCACAGCCTCGGCAACAACAAACGCCGCAGCCACAACCCCAGTATCAACAGCCAACCCCACAGCCACCAAAGCCAGACCAACGCGCGTTGGATTGGGCGGCAAAAAATGATTGGTTTGAAAAAGACCCTGAGATGACAGGGTATGCTTACGGACTACACGAGAAACTTGTAAAAAGCGGTATTGATCCAAGAAGCGATCAGTACTACAATGAAATTGACAATGCGGTTCGCCGCGTGTTCCCAGATAAGTTTGATGATGGGCCTATTATTGAGGAATCAGCACCCCAACGTCAGACAGGCAACGTGGTTGCCCCCGCCGCTCGTAGCGGTAAAAAACCACGCAAAGTGCAACTGACCTCAACGCAGGTCGCTCTCGCCAAGCGGCTTGGTCTGTCAAATGAACAATATGCGGCGCAATTAATGAAGGAAATGAAATAATGTCGAACCGAAACTCACGCACTACAGAGACTCGTGAAGAGTCAAAACGCAAGGTGTCATGGCAGAGACCGTCGATGTTACCTGTCCCCGAACCCAAAGAAGGTATTGAATACCGTTGGATTCGCACATCAACTCTTGGACAGACTGACAATACGAATGTTTCTTCCAAATTTCGTGAGGGCTGGACACCTGTTCGTGCAGAAGATCATCCAAACCTTCAAGTTGTGTCTGATATCGATTCTCGATTTACAGACAATATTGAGGTCGGTGGGTTATTGCTATGTCAGAACTCAACCGAAAATATGCAAGCGAGACGCGATGCACAGAATGCTCAGGCTAAAAGTCAGATGCAAGCTGTGGACAACTCTTACTTGCGTAACTCAGACCCTCGTATGCCCGTTCTAAATCCAGAGCGGTCTACGCGATCTTCGTTTGGCAAGTAACCTTTCGGGGGAGCTTGCTTGGTTGAAACTCAAATTGTGAGGAAACAGAGCTATGGCTACTACAGCAGCTCCTTATGGCCTAAGACCCGTCCGCCGTGCGGATGGTATGCCATACGCTGGGGCAACATCCCAGTTTCTCATCGATCCCGCTGGTGAAGCAACAAACCTATTTTATGGGCAAGCTGTTATCATTGGGGCAGATGGGTATATCGCGCTGGCTACAGGTACAGGTGCAGACCTTACCTCTAACAGCATTTCAGGCACAACAGGCGTAGGCGCAATTGGCGTTTTCGTAGGTTGTGAATATGTAAACTCTTCAGGCCAACTCGTACAGGCTCAGTATTATCCATCAGGTACATCTAATGGTGATGCGATTAAAGCCTATGTTGTTGACGATCCAAACGTACTATTCCAAGCGCAGCTTGATGGTGCAGGAGCGCAAACAATCATTGGCACGAATACATTCTTTGCAGCAGCACAGACTACCTCAACTGGTGATACATCAACAGGTAACTCGACTTCTGCATTGGATGCGACTGTACAAACCGCAGCGGCTGCATTCCGCATCGTTGCACATGTTTCTGACGCTAGTGATGCGTATCCAGATGTACTTGTTAAGTTCAATCCGGGCGCTCACCAGATGACGAACAATGTTGGCTTATAAGGAGATTAGATTATGGCTATATCACGCGCCCAGCTCCTTAAAGAGCTATTACCCGGTCTGAATGCTTTATTCGGTCTTGAGTACGATCAGTACGAGAATGAGCATGCAGAAGTTTATGAAACTGAAAACTCAGATCGTAGCTTCGAAGAGGAAGTGAAGTTGTCTGGTTTCGCAGCAGCCCCAGTGAAAGCTGAAGGCCAAGCGATTTCTTATGACAATGGTCAAGAACACTTCACTGCTCGTTACAACCATGAAACGGTTGCAATGGGTTTCTCTATCACTGAAGAAGCTATGGAAGATAACCTGTACGATTCATTGTCGGCTCGTTATACAAAAGCCTTGGCTCGCGCTATGGCGTATACGAAGCAGGTTAAGGCAGCATCTTTGTTGAACACAGGCTTTGATACCTTCACTTCAGGTGACGGATCATTCTTGTTTGCAACTGACCACCCAACTGTAGAGGGCGGCACAAACGCAAACAAACCTTCAACAAACGCTGACTTGAACGAAACATCTTTAGAGCAAGCTGTTATTGATATTGCTGCGTTCACTGACGAACGTGGTCTATTGATTGCTGCACGTCCTCGTAAGTTGATCGTTCCACCTGCGCTTATGTTCGTTGCAACTCGTTTGCTACAAACAGAGCTACGTACAGGTACAGCGGATAACGACATCAACGCATTGCGTTCGAATGGTTCGATCCCAGAAGGCTACCGTGTCAACCACTATCTAACTGACACAGACGCTTTCTTCATCACTACAGATGTTCCAAACGGCATGAAGCACTTTGTGCGTACTGCTATGCAGACATCTATGGACGGTGACTTCGACACAGGTAACGTGCGCTACAAAGCTCGTGAGCGTTACTCATTCGGCGTATCTGATCCATTAGGCATCTACGGTTCACCGGGTGCTTAATTAGTTCAATAGAACTTTTGAGGGGGCGGGTTTACTCGCCCCTTTCTTTTTTTGTAGAATGTGTTATTCTGCGATTGGGGTAACATTAGCCTTGCAGACAGGATTCCGCCCCACCTGACGTTGCACAGACTGCTAGGCAAAACCTTGTGCAAGGGGTACTAATATGGCTTCAACTACATTTTCAGGCCCAGTGACATCTACTGGTGGTTTTATCAGCGGTTCAGATTCTCTGGTTTCTATTACAGCAGATGCAACAATGACTTCTGCTTCAAACGCAGGTCGAACAATGAATCTTAATGTAGCATCAGGTGCTACTGTAACTTTACCTGCCGCTTCAGGTACAGGTAACACATATCGCTTCTTTGTTCAGACAACTGTGACTTCTAACAGCTACAAGATTCAAGTTGCTAACGCCAATGATACAATGTCAGGTGTTGCAGTGGTTGCAAACGATAGTGACGCGACAGCTTCTATCTTTGAAACAGCAGCAGATAGTGACACGATTACTTTAAATGGCACTACAACAGGTGGTATTCTTGGTGGACAAATTGAAATCCAAGATGTTGCATCAAACAAATTCCGTGTTCTTATTAACCAAGCAGCAACAGGAACAGAAGCTACTCCATTCAGTGCAGCCGTTTCATAGGTGAATCATGGGTAAATTAACCGCAATGAAGCCCCCTAAAAGGGTTCGTGCAAGGAATGAAGACGGGACATTGAAAGCCGATGACCCGTCAACTCCTGACGTAAATGAAGCATGGGAAGGTGGCAAAGCACCTGTAAAGCGTGGTCGCCCTGCAAAGAAAAAGGAGTAGGTTATGCGCTCAGATGTACAATCTAAACGTCTAACAGGCACGGGGTCAGCAAGTGTTGGCCCTGCTAGGATAAGACAGATTCAGGTGCTTACAGCTTCTGGCACACCTCGTCTCACTATTACTGACGGTAATGGTGGTTCTACAGTTCTTGATCTGGACTTTAAGGCTTCTGACTCTCACTCAGTAAACATCCCGTCTGATGGCATTCGTGTCAGCGACATCTATGTTTCTGCATTTACAAATATAACCGCTATGACGGTGTTCTACAACTGAGGTAAGTTATGGCTGGAAATGACGTATTATCTGCACATAGTCACACATCTGCAACTTTAGTAACAAGAAGGTCTAGGTTGCGTGGTGTGGTTGTGAACACGTCTTCGGGTTCAACAGGAGATGTTGTCTTCTATGATAATGCTTCCGCAGCGTCTGGCACAATTCTTCTTGAGGTAGATGAAAAGTCTCAGGGCATGACAGACATAATCATCCCCGGTGACGGCATTCTTGCAAAGAACGGCATCTATGTTTCACTTCCAGCAAACGTAACGGCAACAGTATTTTATGAGTAGGTTATGGCTGAGAAAAAGAAAAAGGGAACTATGAAAGGCCACACCATCAAAGGTGGTCATAAACGTCCTACTAAAAAGGGTGCGGGTATGACTGCTAAAGGTGTGGCTAAATATCGTAGAGACAACCCCGGCTCCAAGCTCAAGACAGCCGTTACAGGTAAAGTAAAGAAGGGCAGCAAGGATGCGAAGAGACGCAAGTCGTTCTGCGCTAGATCAGCAGGGCAGATGAAGAAGTTTCCTAAAGCTGCAAAAGACCCTAACAGTCGTTTACGACAAGCAAGAAAAAGGTGGAAGTGTTAGATGACTATGTCTCGTTCTCAAATGGGTAGTCAATTGGTTGGTAATCGTGTCTCTACAGGTGACGATGCAAAAGACCTTGAGATCATTCGCATGGGTAAAGGTGGCAAGACTAAAAAGAAAAAGTCTAAAAGCCGTGTGAACGAAGCGGGTAACTACACCAAGCCTTCTCTGCGTAAGCGATTGTTTAATAAGATTAAAGCTGGTGGCAAGGGTGGAGCGCCGGGTCAGTGGTCTGCTCGAAAGGCACAGATGTTGGCAAAACAATATAAGGCAGCAGGTGGTGGATACAGGGATTGAGAATGATTTACGCAGTTGGTCGCGTGAAGTATTAGAGGTTCCCAACGAACACCTCAAAGGGATGCTCCCATGTCCCTATGCAAAAGAGGCATGGAGCAAAGACAAGGTTCTAGTTGTCGAAACAAACAGTATATACGCCGACTCGCTAAAGTATTGTGCGTCATTCGCTGACACAGGTAAAGAACTTGTGGTGTTAGCTTCTTACAAAATTCCAAACATGAAGAAGTTTAATAAGCATGTATCTCATTTAAACGATACATTTGATTCCTTGCATTGTATGGAGTTTCATCCTGAGTATGGGGCAGAAGATGCAGACTTAGACTTCTTAACAGATAACGATTGGGAAAGTTCTGTTGATAAGTCCTATTGTATGATTTTTATCCAAGACCTTGAGCAAGTTGTTAGAGCCAGTGACAAGCTGGAGAGATTAGGTTACTATAAAGTGTATCCTGAATCAGAGTATCAAGAACTCGTAGTAGAACGGAAAAGGAGACTCCAATGGCTATGAAACCTCGTGCAATGAAAAAGAAACCTATGGGAATGAAACGCGGCGGCAAGAATAAGCTCACCATGAAGCGTGGTGGCGGCATGATGAAAAAACCTGTGGCGATGAAACGTGGTGGTAAGTCTAAAAAGTAATGGCCTTAAAGAAGTCGCAGAAGAGCCTCAAGTCTTGGACAAAGCAGAAATGGCGTACTAAAAGTGGCAAACCGTCTACGCAAGGGCCTAATGCTACTGGTGAACGGTATTTACCTTCTTCGGCTATTAAGTCTCTTAGCGATGCTGAATACGCAGCAACTACCAGAGCAAAAAGAAAAGGCAAGGCTTCAGGCAAGCAGCATGTGGCTCAACCTAAGAAAATTGCAAAGAAAACCAGACGACACAGAAGTGTAGTTACATAGGATCATATTATGGCAGTAGTAACCCCAGACCTCCCAGAACTTTTTGAAGAAGCCTATGAAAGGGCAGGTCTTGAGATGCGTTCTGGCTATGATCTCAAAACGGCTCGAAGGAGCCTTAACCTTTTAACATTGGAGTGGCAAAACCGTGGGCTTAATCTCTTCACTATTGAAGCTGGTACTCTTTCCATTACGGCAGGTACAGCGACTTATACGTTACCTACAGACACTATTGACCTCATCGAACACCAAGTCCGAACAGGTACAGGTACAAATCAAACCGACACCTCCCTCCAAAGGATCAGTGTCGCAACCTACGCCCAGCAAACCAACAAAGAAACGCAAGGTAGGCCGACCCAAATCTTCATCCAAAGGCTCCCCACGGAAGTCAAAGTAACATTATGGCCTGTGCCTGATGCAACAACTACATACACTTTGTTTTATTACAGGTTGAAGGGTATCGATGGTTTGTCTTCTGGTATTGGTGGTGATGTATCTACTGTTCCTCCTCGTTTCGTTCCGGCTCTAGTTTCTGGTTTGGCTTACTATTTATCCATGAAAAGACCAGAGGCAGCACCTCGCGCTCAAGCACTCAAGCAAGAATATGAATTTCAGTTTGAGTTGGCAGCAGGTGAGGATGAGGAGACAGCATCAATTAAGTTTGTGCCTTTTGATACGTTTATGACAGGTGCTTGATGAGTTACGCAAAAGCTAAATATGCTTATGGTTTCTGTGATAAGACAGGGTTTCGTTACCCGTTGAAAGACCTCGTGCCTGAGTTTAACAACGGCGTGAAGACTGGTTTTCTTGTTGGCAGAGACGTAGTTGACCCAGATCAGCCACAGAACTTCTTGGGGCGTATAAAGATTAACGACCCTCAGTCTCTTAGGAATCCTCGCCCAGATACATCTCAGGCAGAAAGCAGGGCGTTATTTGGGTTTAACCCTGTAGGCAACAATGCAGTCTTTATGACTGCGTCCGTTGGAAGAGTAACGGTTTCTATTACTGATACAGGCAGCGAAATAGTTAGTCCTACAGGTGTAGCAGCATCTACAGGGGTTGGTTCTGTTACAGTTCCTAGAGACGATGTAACTGTAAGTCTCACAGGCGTGGCGGCGACTTCTGCTATAGGATCGCCCACTATAAGCACAAACGTTACTACAATTATTGTAACTGTTGCTAACCCCGGTTCTGGAAACAAATACTATATTGATGGAGTTCAGCAAGATACCCTTAGTCTTTCAGAGGGTCAAACATACCGATTTGACCAATCAGATAATACCAATTCTGGGCATCCATTACGTCTTTCAACCACCTCAGATGGTACTCACAACAGCGGCTCAGAGTATACAACAGGTGTAACAACAAGCGGCACTGCGGGCAATTCGGGTGCTTATACACAAATTACGGTGGCTTCCGCAGCGCCAACACTGTACTATTATTGTACAAACCACTCAGGAATGGGTGGGCAAATTAACACACCGTAGAACGGAGGAGTATATTATGGACAAAAAGAATCTTAAACCAGTCCCAGAAGATAAAAAGAAAAATCTTGGCAAGTTACCTACAGAAGTTCGTAATAGAATAGGATTCCAAGCTAGTGGTGGTAAAGTTAAGAAAATGGGCATGGGTGGTAAGTGCCGTGGTATGGGTGCAGCGACCCGTGGTGGAAATTTTACAAGGAATGGATAAGTTCAAATGAACTATTCTGAGTTATTACAGCTTATACAGGATTACACGGAGAACGATGAAACGTCTTTCGTGACCAATATCCCTACGTTTGTGCGGCAGACAGAAGAGCTGGTGCATCGTACAGTAATGATCCCAGAGCTTCGCAAGAACGTGACGGCAAACTTGGATAACGCAAATCCTTACATGGCTAGACCCTCAGACTTCTTGGCACCGTTTTCATTTGCTGTGGTAGACAGCAGTGGTAACTACACATTCTTAATTGAGAAGGATGTAAACTTTATTAGAGAAGCGTACCCAGATCAAACATCTACTGGCACACCTAAGTACTATTCCGAGTTTGATGGTGACTTTACATCAACAGGGTCTCCGGGGAACTTTATTTTGGGGCCAACGCCTGACTCAGATTATTTAGTTCAATTGCACTATTACTACGATCCGCCTTCAATCGTGACATCTAGTACATCTTGGCTTGGAGATAACGCTGAAGAAGTATTGCTGTACGGCAGTTTGGTGAACGCATATGTTTACATGAAAGGTGAGGCTGATGTTCTTGCCATGTACAAAGAAAGATACGATAACGCCTTACGTCGATTGCTGGTATTAGGAGAAGGCAGATTGAAGCGCGATAGCTATCGTGATGGCGAACCAAGGTTAGATATGTAATGTTTAAGATTGATTTAAGTGTACCCCGTGATGAACAAGTTGTGTTAGTCAACACAACAGAGAAGCGTGGATTATCCCCAGAAGAACTTTCTGAGCAATGCGTTCAGAAAATAGTGTCGGTTTCTGATCAGGCTCCCCCTGCTATCAGAGATCAGGCTCGTGCTTTTTCTAAGCACGTTGAAACGCTTGTTGCGTATTATATGCGACAGGCTATTCGCAGTGACCGCACAACAGTGTGTAATGCACTAATTGATGCGGGGCATCCCCAACTGGCTGAACTCATAAGGAGACTTTAAAATGGCCTTTTCAGGAAACTTTATGTGTACGTCGTTCAAGTCTGAGCTTATGACAGCGACACACAACTTTACAAACTCATCAGGTAATACTTTCAAGTTAGCCCTGTATGACAATAACGCTTCTTTCACAGCAGCGACTACAGCATATACAACTTCAAATGAAGTTAGTGCGTCTGGTTCGTATTCAGCAGGTGGTGGTTCGTTAACCAATGTTACACCAA